TGCCTTGGCTTGCCGTTCTTGTAGCCCGGTAGCCTGCTGTACAAATGTAACAACTTGAGAGTACTTAGCCCCTTCGGGTAGCTTGCCCCAATCGATTGTGGATGCCCGACGGCCAATCGACTTCTCAGGCGCTCCGGCTTCGATCCACGCCATGCCCTTGTCGGCGTGCTTAAGGTGGACTAGCGGCTGCGTCTTGCTGGCAATTAAATCGCTCGCAGTAAGGCCAGAACGTAGCCCAGATCGCTTTCCGCGCTTGGTCACCTCTAGTTTGTAGGTGTACGTTCCTTGCTCATCCTGGCCACAAGGCGACAGCATTAACACGGCTCTTGCCCAATTCGTCAGCTCAGATGAGCCAAATCCGCTATACGCCTTGTCGTGCCCTTGGTAACCACTGCCGTCCCGTGTTGGCTTTGGCGTGTGGTGCATGAGCATCCATGCAAACCCACCAGCAAGCGCTAGCGGGTTTAGCAAATTGCGCAGGAATCCGCCGGCCGTCTCTTGGCTGGATAAATCGCCACCAATAAACGCCAGCAACGGATCTACCCAGGCTAAATGCGGTTTATGTCTCTCTGCTAATTTGCGCATTCGATCCACAAACCGTTCACCAGTAGAGGTGCAATCACGCACGATGACCATGTTTTCTTTAACCATCTGCAACTCCTCTGGCGTTAAGTCTAACGCCTTGAGAATACCCTGTAGCGCCTCTGCCACGTCGCCTTCATCGTTCTCGGCCTGCACGATGAGCGACTTAAGCGGCTTGCCATGTGGCGATATGCCAAACAGATCACGCCCGCATGCCCAGGTGATCGCGGCCTGCAAGCACAGCACGCTCTTACCCAGCCCGCTACTACCCACCCACAGCGCCGATCCGCCACGGCAGATCCACCGCTTGCCCAGCAACTGCGTCGGATCGCAATCCTCTTTAAAGTTTACCAGATCCTCCCACTTGTACGGCTCAGGCAGATCGCCATACATCGTGCGCTCTTGCCATTCGATGTAAGTCAGCGTCGGTGCACCACATTCTACCAACTCCTGCTGTTGGCCAGTAGCGGTACGCATGGCCCCTGGCAACCGGGACAACCGGCCGGCGTCCTTGTTGGCAGAGTCAGGCTTCGAGTGCTCGAGGTGCTTGTAAATAAAATCTACACGTTCGGCAAACTCCTTAGCGTTGGCCGCCCTCACGTCCACCCACGCATGCAGGCTCCGAGCACCGCTCTTAATGATCGACGACGTAGGCAACCCACTGCGCTTAATAATCGCCCACTGCTCCTGCAAAGTGCTTTCATCAAACTCAATCAGGCAATGGCGGAACTTGGTAATCGATTCGGCTTTGCGGTTTTTACCGTTGTTCGCGTTAATTGAAACGTAAACTCCAACTGCATCGCCTTGCCATTCCTTCAACCCGTTGGCCTTAAATAATTCTAGCCATTCCTCACGGGTGCGAGTTTCGCCAGCACCGTCCGGGCGCTCGCGCTCGCCGTCCTTAATCGATCGGCAGATATTGATACTATCGCCCACGTCGAAGCAGGTGGTTAGAAACTTGTCGACCGGCCCGCTCTCCACGCTGATCGGCATTGGCGGCACCGGCAGATCCTCACGCACAATCGCCCCGTTTTGATAGCCATACTTTGCCTTCGGCCTCCACGCCTCCCTAGCTGGTTTGCTGTATGCGGATTTTACGGCTGCCACGCATTCATTCTGGGTTAGTCCATTCTTAAAACCCCATATCTCGGCCTCTGACTCCGCATCAAATTGCGACAATCCCTGATCACGGAATTGCAACGCCATGCGGAATAGCTGATTGTTGCGCTCACCTTCTGGCGCACCGTTATGATAAACGGCCTCGGTGGCTGGGGGGAGTACGATCATTTTTTGACAAGCCCTTCCAGCGCTTTCTTAATCACGTACTCAATCACCGCCTCTTCATCCTTTTTTAACTGCTTCAGCCCAAAAGTGTGCAACGCCTTGGCAGTCTTTTCGTCATAGGTTACGTCGACCAACACCTGCTTAGGCGCAGGCCGTGATTTGCCAAAAGTAATTTTACCCAGATCTTTCATTTGCGCTTTCTCCTTTTGCGGGGTTTGACCTCTTTCCAAACGTTAAAATCCTTGTCGCACTCGACCGACCAGAGCATCAGTTTCTGATAAAGTGATCCGGCCAAGCCCCAGCGGCACAAAGTCCTGCTAACCAGATCTCCTAACCAGAATAGAAGCCACGACAACGCCCTCATTTTTTCTTCTCCAAATCCCGCTTTTGGTACACCTTCGCCCGCTTCAGCATCTCCTTGGCAATGTGCAGCGCCAAATCGATGCGGCAGCGGGTTACGACTACCCGGCCGTCGGCTAGGCTTTTCTTTGCCCGCTCAAGGATTTCGATTTGCCAGGTGATGCGTTTTACGGACATAAATTTAGTAACCGCAAAAACGCAAAAGAACTGCGTCCCAATTAGTTTCTTTAAACCAACTTTTAAAACTCAAATGATGAGTCCATCTTATGCAATCTCTTTCTGTTCTTAATTGTTCAACAGGAATTGCGTAAAATTCACCAACAGGCTCAATTTCAATTAAAACAGGTTTCCAGCAAATTTTAGCTGGAAAAGTAGACAATTCCTCAAGTGTCATATCCCCCAACAACTCGAATGCTTTATTTTTTTGTTTCCAATCTTTAACCAAGTTTCTGCGCTTTAATAAATCTTCCCATGTAATTTGAACGTGACCGCAACGATCTTTAATTACTTTTCCGCTTTTATAGCAATTCCACATTAGTTTTTTCATTTATTCCTCTTTTGTTTGATTTGACTACCACTGCCCCATTCCCCAACGGTGGCGATTGGCACGGGCCTCTCGCACGCAGTGGGCGTACTGCTCCGGCGTGTAGGTGCCGATGATGCGGGCGGAGAACATGGCCAGAAGATCCTGCAGACTCACAGCACCGCCTTCGGCAGCGGCCCTGCCAGTTTCCACACGTACTTTTTGCGGTCGTATTCCAGCGGATAGCCAAAGAAGTCGCGGAGCAAATCCATGTCCCGCTGGATAGTCTTGTAGCTACACTCAAGCTCTGCCCCTAACCTGTAAGTGCTCGGCAGGGTTAGATTGCGCCGCAACTTGCCGACGATTACGCCCAGCCGGCGGAACGTAGGCCGTGTATCGCCACGCTTATGCTTCACCTGCTTACCTCCACCGTTGCCACCCTAGGCAACCGCATCGCCTTAAACTGCGACTCACTGGCAGCAAACACATCCACCACTGGCAGTTTGCCCCGGCTGGCCTTCTTGCTTTTCACGGCCGTGCCAGTATCCACGGCCACCCACTCCCGCTTGCCGCCCATCACGCGGATCTTGCTCCACAGCGGAATGATGTCTGGATCGACGGCGCAGTGACGGCCAGCCCGCAACCTGGTGCCAGTGCTTGATTGATAGCGACTGCTCCATTCGTCCTCACCCGGCCAGTAGCCAGTGATCCGCACCTTAATTTTCTTCACGTCGATCTTTTTAGCGATCGGGCGCAAATCGATTAGAGCGTTACTTAGCTTTGTCGTTGTAAAGCCAAGTAGGGCAAGGATTGATAGAAGTGTTCTCATATTAAAATTCCTTTGATTTTGTTGCAAAGTGCTTCCCACCTGTATTTCGGGTCGTTGTAGACTTTCTGGAATTTTCTTTTTCTGTTTGGCATGTCCCAGCCGTGCGGCCTGCAACTAGCAGCAAGTCCCCACCCAGCTCCTCTTAACAAATCCCCGCTTTCTTTTTGCAGTGTGTAAGTAAGGATTTTTTCTCCACCCATCGCTTGCCAAACACGCCTCGCTGCCGAGTAAAGGAATGAGCACGTATTTCGCGGAGCGTTAGGGGCCACTACCAACCGGGTTATTTCTCCGACTTTTGCTTTGTCTAATAGCCTCGCGATCGGCCGTCCCACAATTACGGCTCCTACAATTTCACCATCGTGCTCTGCTCCGATAGCAAACTTTCCGCCGCTGGTTGGTAAATTATGGCGATGATGCTGGCCGACGATTTTGTTGGCCTCCTTTATTGTGATAGGAGTCACTCTCATAGCCCGCTCCTTATGCGATCCATCAGATCGTTCTCGCGCCCTTCAGCAGCGGCCAGCGCTGCCTTCGCCTCCGCCAGTTCACGAGCCAACGAGCGCACGCGGTTCAGTAACTGCTCGTGGGTGGATTGTTCGGGTAAGATCTCAATCATTTTGATTCTGCCGTTGGATTGTATTTTTTCTCGGCCTGCCAAATCACGCAGATGGCCTTAAACACTTCAAATGCGGCCTCGACTTCCTCTGGACTCCACTCTTTCTCGCTAATCTCTCCCGTCACTGGCTCGATATATACGTTCCGGCACCATGTCGGTTCGTCGAAGTGGGCGAAGCAGTAGGCCGCTAACTGGTAAAGATCTGTGCTGTACGAATCCGCTTTTGCGTTGCCCTTTTTGTCC